TGTTAGCAGCAACGAAGGCATAACCTGTGTCGTTACTACTGTTGTAGAACATGTCCTTAACAGTCAGTTCTGATACAGTGGTGTCACCGTTCAATACAAAACAGTTAAGATCGTTTGTCGCTACTGTTGGATATATATTTGTCGCTCTTAATCCTGCTCCTCTAACTGCCACTCCGTCTGGAACTGTTAGTGGAAATTCTTCTTGGTACTCACCAGCTGCTACGTTAACTGTATCTCCTGACTGAGCTTGTGAGAGTGCATATTTAATTGTAAGGAATGGTGTAGAGGAATGCTTACCTCTGTCTGCACCACCTGGTAATGCTGCTGCGTCTGTACCGACTTTAGCAACGAATAGATGATTACTAGGACCATTAGTAATATCAGACGCGAGCATAGCCGCAGTAACACTAGCGGTGTTTGGAGCCGCGTTACCTATCTCTACGATAGAACCTGAATTGTTTACAAAGAGTTTTTTATCCGCGATATTAATCGCGACTTCCTTATCGACTAGATCACTTGTTGTCGGTGTCGAGTTGGGAGTTATCGAACTCTTTAGTTTGATCCTCGTTGCCATTTATAGCATTCTCTGATGATTGATCTTGTATACTATTTAACTGGGTTTGTAAGTCCAGTATCTTCGCTTCAAGCATAATGTTAGATAATGTCAGTTCAGAAACTTTACGTTGTAATGTGGAAATAATAATGTTTACGTTCATGGGTTTTCAGTGTTAGAAAACGCCTCCATCTAAAGTGTCTGTCCATACAGGAACGCCTCCTGCTGTGACTGTTAGAACTTGGAATGAAGTTGTTGCGTCAGTTCCTGTACCAGGTGATGCCATGTTAGCAGCAGCTGTTACATTTAAGGGGTTTGTACCGTCGCCATAAGGAATACCATACTGAGTAAAGGTTGAAACACCTGTACCACCATATTGTACTTCGAGGTCAGTATCTAGTTCTAGGTCACCAAGTACGACTGTACCACGGTTACCTGTTACACCAAAGACTGTACCAGTGTCTGTAGCATTCTCAATGAATGTCCAAGCACCAGCTCCATCAGCACCTCCAGTGCGATCATAACCAAAGAAACCAAACTGAGCAGCACTACCTGTGTGGTAGTGAACTTTAACACCTCTGTCTAGTCCGTCACTAGCATCTCTTACAGCAGTAATACTGCCACCACTATCTATGTTACCAGTGATTGCCTGATCTAGAGTGATCGTTTTAGCACCTGTGTCAATAGATTGAATATTTGTTGAGTTTGCTATGTTTGTTCCAGTGATATCATCACCAACATTTAATCCTACCACTCTGTCCACAGTAAGAACTGTAGCACCTGATGTAGCAGAAGCAGTCAATGTTAATACAGTTGTAGGATCACCTAACTCGATTGTAGGGTCGTTAACAGACATTGAAGCACTGTTAACTGTAGTTGTAGTACCATCAATCTGTAGGTCACCTTTAATAATAACTAAACCTTCAGCATCACCACCAGCTGGGAATGGGTCAATGATCATCTCTGTACCAGAGGTAGTAGAGAGGACGTTGGCATCCATCTTTAACTGGTCAATAGTGAACTCACCAGTAGTATTGATTGTAGCGTTAATGGTTTGTGTGCCATTGAATGTAACGCCATTCTCAAATGTAGTAGTTGAGTTAACTGTTAGGTTGTCTGTGTCAGCGGTACCTATTGTTGTGTCGTCATCAACATTTAAGTCTTTGACCCATGCTTTAGCACCAACTGCTAAACCACCTGATACCATCACCGCAGCAGTTGTGGAGTTGGACGCTGTAGTAGTGTCAGCAAATGTTACCTGAACACCTGTGTCATACTGCTGATCAGCACCAGCCCATCTTAGTTTGTCTGTAGTTGTCTCATCATAATATACACGTGCGTCATTTCCTGTACCGAACTTTAGGGGGATATCGTCCTGTATAAGAACTGAAGCAGCTGCGTTACCACCTGACACTCTTCTGACTTGTAAGTCACCGTCAGAGTCGTCCCAGACTAACTCAAGGTCTCCAGATGTACCGAACTCTACTTCCTGTCCATCTTGGAATACGACCTTACCAGTACCATTAGCACCGATGATTAAGTCTGTGTCTGTTGTGCTTGTGTCAATTACGTTCGCATTGATCTGAACGTCATCAACCAAGAGTTGATCTATTTTACTATTACTGTCTACTACGATAGATGAATCTGCTGTCAGTACGCCATGTACCTGATCCAACATATCTGTAAAATACTTACCACCTACAACCTGAGCAGCAGAGTTGTTGTCTCCAACAAATAGTCTGTCTCCTAAGTTTGCCTGTGTTCCTGCACCTACGGTAAGAGCTAATTCACCAAATTCAATGGTACCTGGTGCTGCTGTTCCCGTACTTCTTTTGACCAGTAGCTTTGATGCCATCAGAATGTACCCCCGTTAATCGTTATGTTGTTTAATACTGTTGTTGGTATAAATTTAGCTATGTCTGATTTATAAACCAGTACACTACCATTTTGTAAACCACCTGAGCTTGCGTCTGTCAGGTCAACGTCAGCTAATGCACCAACGTTACCACCCCCACCGCCTGTAGCGACGCGGGTTACTCTTGGAATTGATTGATCTCCAAATCTTAACCTTGCCATTAAAGTGTTACTCCCTCAAGTACGCTTACTGTTCCTTCTAACACTCTCGTCTTTAGACCAGAGGGAGAAGTTATTACGACATCATATACATACCGTCCAGCCTTCATTGCTGTAGTCTGAACTGCATTTAGTGAAAGTTGTACACGTCCTGCTGTCACAGGTGTCATGACTGCTGCTGTGACCGTCACAGAAGAACTACTTGTGTAATGCTTCTTGATCATTGACGCTACTGTGTATCCAGTCATATCAAATTCTGTACCGTTATCATTCTCGACAGTAAAGTCAATATTGAAGTCGGAACCTTGATAGACGAGTAAGTTGGATACCGCAGATGCCATGGTATAAAATTTTCCCTAAAGAGTATTTATCTCAGAGTTATTTATTGCTTTTTTCCACTAGAACTTGAAGCATAGACTTGAGTTCTGTAATCTCATCTTTGAGATCTAAAACTTCGTCTCTCTTCTTGCTAGCTTCAGCACGAGCTTTAATATATGCCTCGTACGCAGTACGATCCGTATTCACGATAGCATTACTATCTGGATCTCTTCCTAGGTTTTTATGATCTTCGACTTTTATTAATCCTTTCTCATCTCTTGGATCAACATTCTTACGTTCGTTGATCTCTCTTTCTCGTTCTCTAGCTCTTTTTTCAAAGTCTTCCATTATGCTAAGGCAATGATTCTTAGGTCTTTGACTCGTGGAATGTAAGGTTGATTATAGTTCTTAAGTACTACCTTAAGTTGGAATCCATCATAAGCAGGAGCGTCATCTAGTGTATATTCAAAATCACTGAATATAAACGGATCGTTCTGAGGAACCATCTTACCACTATCGGGACGACCATCTGTGTTAAAGAACTCAAAGTTTAAGTCATCAGTGTCACCTGTATAACCTACAGGTACTAACTTGTACATCACCTGAATCTCAGAAAACTCAAATGTATTCGCTGCGAATGCCACCTTGACACCAGTAGAGGAGTTATCCAATCTAGCGAGTCTAGTAAGGTATATAGCAGCGTTCTCATCGCCCACCCCAGTAGTAGGATCAGCGTTGTTAACTAGGTTTGCGGTAGTTGTGACACTCATACGTTGGGTGTCTACTACAGGAGATAGGTGTGATACGTCAGAGAAGAAGTTTAACTCTAAGTCTAGTGATTTACCACCTGACATGTTACTAATTTCGTTTTGCTTAGAAGCAATGACCTTAGTAGCAAGGAAGTAATTGATGTCATTGAGTGTGACATCTCTAAATGTAGTGTCTTTAACAAATGAAGTCTCAGCATTGTATCCTGCGGGGAAAGGTCCTGCGGATGTACCGCTAGTACCTAACGCTCTAGCACTAATGCTAGTGCCTGGTTGTGCTTGAGTCTGTATTGAAGGAGTAAGAACATCCCATGGTATATTCTGTGAGATAGTAACGTTGTCACCACCCGCTGTCAATGTCTTATGTGCTTTGACCCCTGTTATGTTTAATCTATACTTATGAGGACTGTTCAATGTAGTCAATCCACCAAATGTAGATGTATGATGTGTACCATTAATCTTTGTGAGAGGTATACCAGCTAAGTTATAGCATTCTACAGTCGCATTGATCGCATGATCTGATCCAGTAGCAGCACCTGAGTTGGTGACTGGATCCCAATTTCTGCCACTCACTGAACCTGCATTGTGTCCAACGATATCAACAACCCAATCAGGAGATCCAGTGTTGATACTTTCATATGCGATAATCTCATCACCAATCTTGAGGAAACCAGGATTAGTGTCGGAAACGGCAGGAGCAGCATTGCCAGGTCCGATGTTACCATTAGAAGCAGTCTTCGCTGCTGCATCTGCAGCGTTACCACCGATAACAACATGGAAGTTTGCTGCCTCTGTCAAGGTAATCTGCGATACACCTGAAGCAGCAAGAGCAACTTTAAGTGTAGTGTCACCTACCTCAGACTTAACGCCATCCATGACGACGTAGTTGAGTGATGACTGCATACCATGATTACTATGGAATACATCAATATATGTCTGATCGTTTGTAGTAGCAATAGCGTTTGGTAGAGCGTTTATAAATCCACCGTTGTTCTCTTCTAGTGTTGCGTTGTTTAGAATCAACTTAGACTGATTGAGAGTGTCAGGTAGAGTAAAGTCTGCTCTGTAGATCTTGAACATCAAGTCTTCAAACTGAGATGGTGTCCAAGTAGATGCGTTCTGTGACTTGAATAGAACACCGATGTATGGTTGCTCAGAGATCTTCTCTCCTGCGTGAGCAGCATCAATAGCATCTTCACCTAGAAGTGAGATGAATACCTTATACTGGTTTGAGTCAGATGTGACAACAATAGCATGTTCTTGCTGATGTCCTATGAATACAGGAGACTCAAATGTAAATGTAGTTGGTGTAGAAGCGTCAGTAGAGGTTACAACATCCTTTGCTTGCTTGATGACCTTAGAGAATGGAACGATAGTCTGTGTAGGTGTACCATTTTCTACAGTCCTTATATCAATAGCAACTGGAATCTCAAAGTCTTTCTGTTGGAAGAATAGATCAATCTTAGTTAGATATACACCACCCTCTAGGTTCTCATCCTGAATCAAGAATGTTTGTGCTAGTGGGTCAGACCATAGAGTTCTGTTCTGAGTGAACTTCTGCTCATCAATCTGTGCGTTACGTACAGATATAATAGTCTCTTGTGTAGTCTGTAGGATACCTGTAGCAGCGTACTCTGTCTGTGCTGATGACTCAGACTCACCTTGTACTTGTGAATCATTAGTGGTATCAGATAGACGGAAGATACGTGTACCAGTCTTGAACTTAGGGTTGGTTGCCTTACTTGGGTCAGGTATAAAGAATGTACCCTTTAAGAATCCTGATGGGTCAGTTACTAACTTTCTCTCTTTAACTTTCGCCCTAGCACCTGA